ATTACGTCACCTTGACGGTCAACCACTGGCTCACCCTTCTCAGTAACGACTGAGGCCCACCCGTAGACTAGACGTTGTTCTTCGTCAGCCTTTAGGATTTGACCTTCAATACTCTTTGTAAGAGGTTTATTGTGAGTGTAGCCTCTTTCCTTCAAATCAAGATGTTGCTCATAAGTAGCTGCCATAAGAGCATCGCCTGTCTTAGGATCATACATTTGATGAGGTTTAAAATCTTCTTCTGCCTTGGTCATACTGCCCACCGTTGCTCCACTCCACATACGACAGGACCAGTATCTAGCAGAAGTCTTATCTGTAGCTGTATCACAAGAATGCCTAGAGCGGAAATTAGCCCTTGCCTTTGGGTCATCTCGACGGATCTCCATGTTAGGATCTCCGAAGGTAACTTTCTTAGTCTTGTCACCGTCTTTAACATACACACCAAACTTCTTGCTAGAACCAGCGGGAAGTCTAAAGGGTTTGTTAAGAGGTTTATCAGCTTTGTCTACATAGTAACCATCGTCCATCTTCTTAGTGCTAGATGGATGACTAGAAGGTAACAAATCTTTGTCGTGCTTAGGTGACTTAGACCCTGCCACAATCTTAAGATAGCTGTTTACTCTAGCCATTGCCCATTGCTCTGGACCAGTTACGTTAGGTCTAACAGAAGAGGGATTAGTTCTGTAAGCGCCTACACCACGATTATACACTGTCTGCAACATACCTGTTGTAACTTTATGCTTAGATTTAGCATTGTGTGTTTTTACTTTTTCAGCTAGTCCTTTAGGCATTGGTTACATGATCCTTATTAATTAAGCTCTCTAACGACAGAGATTGTCAAGTTTTGATTATTAGGGAATGTCTCAATAGTACTATCCCCGTAAGTAACCTCAAACTCTACTGAGTAAGATCCTACAGTATCGGTATCTCCAGTCTGCCAATCATACTGAACTACACCACCAGATACACTTGTAATAGTCATAGCAGCATCTACCTTAACTGTACCATCAAGGGCTTTCATATGAAACCTAACACTAGCTCCCGCTAGTACAATAACCGTACCAGAAGCATCCTTAAGAGTAGCTTGCAAAGAAGGAGATGTATCATTTTGCTTGATGTTAAATGCCATTCTTAAGCTGCCTTGTTTTTGTTGTTTGATACAGTTGCTATGTTGTAGTTATACGCCAGAGTAACAGTGTTGTCTGAATTAGAGGTTATGGAAACAACTCTTCTTACAGAAGGATTAATGTAAAGTGAGGGTACTATAGGTGCGCCTGTCGTAATACTATTAGGCTGTATAATATAGTCTTGAACAAATACTGGGTTACCTAAGACAGGGCTACCAGTGGAAATACTGTCTGCTGCGAAGGTTTCATCTTCTGACATTGCTACAGAAGAAACTACTGGGTTACCCGTAACTATGTCATTAGCAGATATAACATGGTTATGGCTTATTGCTGCTGCACCTAAAACAGGAAAACCTGTAACAATACTAGATGCATTTAGATTGTGACCTTGAGTAAAGCCTGTACTATTTACAACAGGGGCCTCAGTAGAAATACTGTTAGGCAGTAGAGCATGTTCTTGGTCTAGTTCTGGGTGACCTAACTGTGGCTCACCAGCTACAAGGTCTGCTGTAGTGAATGTCTCACGTTCAGCCATGTTACACTGGTTGACAATTGGATTGCCTGTAACAATGTTAGAAGCTGATAGCTGATGTTCTTGGTCTATCTCAGGTGAACCAAGATCAGGAGATCCTGTAGCTATATCACTAGCTATTAGAACAGTTGTAATGTCAAGTACTGTAGAACCTAAAACAGGGCTTGCTGTAGTTATTGCTGTAGCTGTTAGATCGTTATTCTCAGTAATACTAGGAGAGTTTACTACTGGTACACCAGTAGAAATGGAGTTAGCCGTTAGTGCATATTCTTCAGATACTATCCCACTATCCGCTAGTGGTGCAGATGCTAATGGACTGAAGCCTAGCATGTGTTACTCCAAGCCGCTGGGTGTTTCTGGCTCTGGCGGCGCAATGTAATCTGGATTTAATGACCAAGTGGAGCCATCAAACATATACTTCCCGCCAGCCCAATCGTCGGGGCTGGTTACACCAGTGTGTACGACTGCATTTGAACTATTGCAGTCAGCAATAATCAACTCTTCTGGGCTTCCAATAATCGTTGAGCTGGATGTAAGATGTACAGCCTTACTATCTTCAAAAACATAAAGTGACACGTTTTCTTTTGTTATCGTTTTCATATTAAACCTCTGGCTTCGTAGGCCAAGTGACATTCGTCGGGAACCCAGCTTGGCTTGTGATATCACGCAGCGCCTGTCTGTATGCAGCTTGCTCCGTTGTCATTGTGCGGTCTGACACACCCCACCAATCTGTTTCGGCCAATTCAGCGTTTCTTTCAAGGATTATAGATGAACCTCGCTGAACGTCTGTTTGGGGCGAAGGCTCGACAAATGATGCGCCTCTATTGGTTATGGTTGTCATGCTACACTCTCCGCTGTTCCTGTCACTTGATAGGATGTACCGCCGTCAGTTGTTGCAAAATCTATTGCAAGCTTTTTGTTTTTTGGCGGTGCTGGCAAGGATGCTGGAATTTCTGCGGCTGATGGAAAAGTAAAGCTTACTGCACCGTTGATGTTGAAATCATAAAGAAGCTGGTCATTCTGGTTTGACGCAGCAATTAGCTTAGTTCCATCGCCATTAAATGCAATTTGGTACACACTTACATATGTTGCCACTCCACCAGCACCAACAAGTGTGTCTATGTCTGGCCCTTTCCCAACAAAACTTAGCGTACTAAGGTCATAAGCTGTCGATAGAGTGTACATATAAAGGACTTTTGATTGATCCATTATCACCACTTTTGTTCCCGAGGGATTAAAAGCAAGAGCGTTTGGCTTCCAACTGGGAGAGAAAGTTTCGGTATAGCTGCCTGATTGCCCAAAGGCGGTGGAGGGAGTGTATGTCCTGATGATGTTGTTCGTTGGATCAGCAAAAAAGTATTTCACACCTGAGTTTGGTACATGTATTTGGGTTTGACTTCCCATGCTGAATGTAGGCACAAAACTCCAAGTTCTAGACATACCAGTAAAAGTGTTTGCACTACTTACAGAAAGACGCACAAACATATTACCTGTGCCAGTCAGAACAAAAACATCGCTGCCATTGTTTGCCCATTGAACGCTTCTCTGTGTTCCGTTGTTTGCAGTGTAGCTTGAAGCTCTCAGATCCACACTAGCACCTCGACTTGCGCTGATTGTACTTAGGTCAAATGCAGTGCTTAAAGTGTGGTAAATAAGCTCACCATTATTAGCTAGAAGTGCAACAGAAGAACCATTCGGGGAAAAAGCAAAAGAAGTTAAAGTGTGGCTGTTGCTATCACTGAAATCAGCATCATTGGCAGCTTTTGAGTTAAAACTTGTATCGCCCGCAGCATAAGGCTCACTATAGTTGTTGTCGATAATCAGTGTGGTTTTATCCACCGCAGACGCACCTGAGAATGCAAAAGTCGTAGTCTTCGATGCAACCGTTGACGTCACGATGTCTTTCGTAAAATCTACAGTTTGGCTTGAGCCTGAAATAGCTGCCGTTGTTAGTGATCCACCGCCGCCAGCCGTAGCCGCAGGGTCATATGTTATCAGTAAGTCTGTAGCCGACAAAGCAATGCCAACCTCTTTACCTGCAACAACCGTAGTGCCAAGCGTTCCATCTGCCTGTAAGTAATACTTGCTGCCAATGGTTAAACTGCTTTGGCCTGTATTTATGTCGCTGAGTGTGTTGATCGTACCCGTGGCATTTGCTGCTATAGTCGCACCAGCAATGCCAATGAAATCGTCAATGTTAGAGCCAGAGACTTCTAGTGCTATGACATGGATGCCCTGTGGTGAATACGACTGGAACTGCATCATCAAAGCGCCAGAAGCGTTTTTACTTACACGCTTGTCAGCCAAGTATCCAGACACACCAGTTGAAAGTGTAGTAGCAGTGCCAAGCGTGATAGTCGTACCAGATAACGTGGCGGGTCTAATTTTTG